TAAGATTATAAAATAATATGGATTGGTCAACAATACAAGATGGCATAAAGGATTGGTTCGAAGGAGCCACCGGCCTTACTGCGTATTGGATGAATCAAGCAAGACCCGCATACGCCCCCAAAGCCTTAGGCGTATTACAAATAATCTCAACTTCAAAGGTAGATGTCGATGCGATGGACTACAATTATTCCGTTACGCAGCCTACTAACGAAGAAATGGTTCCAAGCGTTTCTGGATATCGCCTTATTACTGTTAGCTGTATGGTGGTATCTAGAGATCAAAATGCATCGCAAGACGCGATAAATTATCTAGAGCTTGCGCGAACAGGCCTTAATAGGCCTTCTTTAAACGACGCCTTAAAAGCAGCGGGTTTAACTATAACATGGACAAGTCAGTCCATCGTTCCTAGAGACGTTTTAGTGGACAATCGATATGAATCCAGAGCAGTAATGGATATCATATTCAGAGCCGTTCAATTCGTTGAATATACAGATACAGCTGATACAGAAGACTATATCGCACGAACCGAAGTCAGCTCGGATCTCGGCGGGGTAGATGACCCCGACGTTGAGTGGGATAATGAAATAATTGGAATTCCAGTCTAAGGAGACAACATGAGTTTAGACAGTATTGTCAATGTGACAATCACAACGGGGACGTCAGCGGTATCACAGACCGGCTTTGGCGTACCCCTCATTGCAGGCTATCATAACTATTTCGCAGACGTTGTTAGAGAATATGACGGCTCTACCGGCCTTGCGGATATGATTGCCGATGGATTTGGCACATCGCATCCCATCTATAAAGCAGCATCTTATTTGCTTTCACAAAGCCCAAAAGTTCGTACGTTTAAAGTAGGAAAATTGAGCACCACAGGATATCAAATCGTTGATATCACACCGGTGGCTGTTAACAATTATGCTTATAGCGTAACTATCGGCAGTGAAACAGCGACATATACATCTGATGGCACAGCTACGGTGGCCGAGATTACTGCAGGGCTTACCTCAGCGATCAACGCGCTTACCGGTGCGTTCACGGCTACGGATAATACGACAAAAATCACCGTAACCGCCGATGCCGTTAATGTTGATTTTGTTTATAAGAATTACGATAAAGCCAATCTTCAATTTACAGATAAATCAACAGCACAGGCCTCTTTGTCTACTGATTTGGCAGCTATTGAAGTAGCGGATGATGATTGGTATTGCTTACTTTTGGCTCGTCAGTGCGAAGCCGACATTGAAGCAGCAGCAGCCCATATCGAAACCAAGAAGAAGATTTTCTTGTGCAATAGCCCAGATTACGGCATTATCTCTAGTTCTACGACAGATGTCGCTAGCGATTTGCAAGCATCTAACTATGCTAGAACCGCCCTTGTGTATCATGCAGCTTTCGGAGAACATGCCGCAGCAGCGTGGGCAGGCATCGGTCTTAACTTAGATCCAGGCTCAGAGACTTGGAAGTTTGAGCAGCCCGCAGGAGTGACCGTTAATACGTTAACGTCAGCCCAAAAATCTAAGATCGAAGACAAGTCAGCTAACTACCTCATTGAGATCGCCGGCAATAACGTAATGATCGAAGGATGGACCGCCTCCGGTGAGTTCATTGACGTTACGCGATTTGTTGATTGGATGCAATCGCGAATCCAAGAAGAAGTCTTTGGCGCTCTTATTAATAACAAAAAGATTCCATTTACAAACGCAGGCATTGCCCTTATTAAGGGTAAAATCCTCGGTGTGTTACGTGAAGGCGTGCGAGTCGGAGGTCTTTCAGACGATCCGGCCCCCGCGGTGTTTGCCCCAGACGCAGCAGATGTCTCGTCTGTCAATAAGGCAGCTAGAAACCTCCCCGATGTTAGCTTTACGGCTACCCTGGCGGGAGCTGTTCACTCAGTAACCATTACCGGCACAGTTAGCGTTTAAGGAGAATTACAATGGCACAACCAAAAAATTATAGTATAGATGATGTCCACGTATCCTTCAACGGCGCTTTGCTAAATCAAGGCCTTAAGTCGGTCTCTGTTGAACAAGTAAATGATGCCTTTGATTGGAACGTAGGTGCTGGCGGCGAAGTGGTTCGCATTAGACGTGTAGATTATCGCGCCACTGTGACCGTCACACTTACTGGAACTAGTTCAGCTAATGCTATTCTTTCGGCCTTTCATCAGCCCGATATTCGAGCTCCTAATGGTCTTGGTGTAGGGATTTTGTATATTCAGCAAGGCAACGATGTATTCATTGCCGAGAAAGCTTGGATTGCGAAAGCCCCAAACCGTTCGTACGAAATGGACGCTATCGGCGATTGTGAATGGGTTTTCCAAGCAGCAGATCTTAAGAGGATTGACGCGGGAAACTAGTAGTTAAATCAACTACATAAGAGGGGCCTAAATGGCCCCTTATTTGCTTGACACCTTCTCAACGTCGTGATATAATATAAAATAATCTTTGGAGTATCATAAATGGCGTTTAAATCAGAAGAAAAAAAGATTGGCGAATATACCTTTGAAGTGTCCACACTTCCCTATTCGTCCGCTCAAAAAGTCCTCCTGAAATCCAAAGAGCTACTTATGCTCAAAGTAGCAGATACCGGCCAGTTTGAAGAGGGAGTTTCGCCCCTTAGCGCGGCCGTATTCATGGACTTAGAAGAAGAGAAACTCGAATTCGTCGTTGAAAAAATGGCAGAAGTTTCTCGGGTCAAGACTGAAGGTGGATCCTACCTCCCTCTCAAGTCTCAAAAAGAAATAGTGTTCGCTGGTAATATGGACGTTATGTTTCAATGGCTTGACTTCGCATTGGAGGTCAGCTTTGCGTCTTTTTTAGGCGGTCTCAAGAGCGTAGCCAGCAAGCAAATCGCTCAGGCGGAAGCAGCGGTGTCCAAATCCCGCAAGAAGTAGACTGGGCAGTCCATAGAGTAGCGACATATCGCACACCGCAAGGCTGCGGTTATAATGTAAGCCTAAAAGAAATTTATAATGATTGGAGTCTGGACGACGTTTTAGACGCCAATGAAATATTAGACCTTTACGATAAGGCCTACGAAAAGGCACAAAAAGAAGCAGAAGCTAAGGCGAAAAGCAGAAGATGATCGGTTCAGCTGATATGTTAAGAATGTTGGGGGTGAAGATTAATTTCTTCTCCGACCCCGCAGGCCTTAATGCCATTGAGTCAAAACTTAATGGTCTTATTGGTCAGGCTAAAAGTGTAGCCGGAGTCTTTGCTGGGGCTTTCGCAGTCAATTATGCTAAAAACTTTATTAAAGAAGGCTTAGCTTTTGGCGATCAGTTGCATGATCAAGCACAAAGACTCGGTGTGTCTATAGAGGAACTTCAGAAATGGAGTTTCGTAGCCGAGAAAGCGGGCGCCAGTTCCGAAAGCATGACTAAGGCTTTCGGCTTCTTTAATAGAATGTTAGGTGAAGCTCAATTAGGAACAAAAGTCGCAGTAGAGACTTTGCGTAAGTTGGGATTTACCCCTGAGCAAATAAAAAATACGAATAATGCAAATGATTTGATGTTCGCATTTGCAGATAAGCTTAAAGCTCTTCCCACAGACGCCCAGCGTTTTGCTTACGCGCAAAGAATACTAGGTCGAGGCGGAAAAGAGGTAGCTCTTGTTCTTGCTCAAGGCACCGATGCAATTATAGCGCAGCAGAAAGCCTTAGAAGAAGCCGGCGGCGTCCTCGACGGTAAAACAGGCGAGCAGATTGATAATTTTGGCGATAGATTGATTATTATCAATAAAGCCTATGAAGTGGGTAAAGCTAAATTAATAGCGACTCTAATCCCCGCGCTGGCCGTCCTGGCCGAGACTTTCCTTAAAGTCACCAAGACAATGGCCGAATTTAACAAACAAACCGGATTGGTTACTATAGCCATAGGAGCCATGTCGGCCGCATTTGTTTTGGCCGGAATTAAAATGGCAATTGCCTGGGCCCCCGCCGCTATACTTGTAGGGACATTTGCGGCAGGGCTTGTGCTGGCATATCTGGCGGCTGAAGATCTTTATTATTTCTTCACCGACAAAGGCGATTCCCTAACAGAGGAATTAATAAAAGGGTTCTATGGCGTCGAAGATGGAACCAAAACCATAAAGGAACTACGCGAAGCCTTTAAGGACGTCAAAGACTTTCTTCCCACCGTAGCCGAAGGTTTTCACACAATTACGACCGCCATAAAAGAAACAGTAGCGGGAGTAAAAGAACTCATATCTATAGCCTCAAAATTAAAACCGGTCGCAGATTTTTTTCTTGGCTCTAACCCCTTAGGGACTTTGGTAGGACTAGCCGGAGCTGTGCCTAAAGCCATTATCACAACAAACAATCTCCTCAATGAAAATCCAGAGGGCGTTGCTCCCAAAATGCCTACAAGTAACATGATAGGAATAGCCCCAACAATACGGACAACGCCTATACCCGATCAAGTGAATGCTTTAGGTAATCCTATTCAAACCAATAACCTGACGTTCAACATTTCCGGCGGAGATCCTCAAGACACGGAAGCCGCAGTAGGCAGGGCTTTAGATAAACATCTTTTCTTGGGCATTCAAGATTTCAAGACGGTAAAGGCTCAATAGTATGTCAGTATTAGATACCATAGCGATCTTGCTTGAGAAAAAACCAGCCAAAATTGGCAAGCAGAACTCAGCACGCCAGCTGGACGACTCCTTGAGTATAGTCCTCGATGCTTCAGTCACCGAAACACACTCATCTACGGCCGAAATAACGAGCCATCCCGTAGAATCTGGCGTGAATATTGTAGATCACGTAAGACGCCAACCAGATTCCATCACCATTACGGGCATCGTGTCTAATACCCCGACCCGATTTCCGCAAGGAGTCGTAGGCGTGGCCGCAGTCAGATCCGTCCAAAATTTAATTAAAGGCGTCACTAACGATCTCGCCAAGACCGCATATGAGCAATTGCTCGAATTGATCGAAGGCAAGCAACTCGTAAAAATAGTTACGACTCTGCGCGAGTATAATGACATGCTCCTGGAAAATATCTCAGTTACTAGAGATGTGACATACGGAGATTCTCTTTATTTCACATGCACCGCCAGACAGGTCAGGCTTATTAAGACATCCTCTGTAGCAGTAAAAGCAGTTCCTGCTCCTAAAGAACCAAAGAAGGCCGTTAAAAAATCGTTGGGAGTTCAGTCGAAAGAGCCGGCTGTCCCAGAAGAAAGGGCAAGAAGCCATCTCGCCCCTGCTGCTCCTTATGTTATTAAGGTATTTCAATAATGAGCATAACAAAAATTCTCACAAGTCAGACAATTCCATATTATAGCGAGAAAGTAGATCTTGATGGAGAGAATTTTATTCTCACGTTCAAGTGGAATGTGAGAGAGGAAGCTTGGTATTTTAGTATATACCAAGAAGATGAAACACCGGTAGCCGTCGGTATTAAACTGGTGACCGGATGGAATCCTATTCGTAGACTAAGTGGTTCAGATAGGCCCTTAGGTATTTTTTACACCTACGATACTACAGAAACAGACACAGAGCCCTCCTTTTCTACCTTAGGGACTCAGGTTCAGTTGCTTTATGTAGAACATGATACCGCCGTCGAGATTCTAGCAGAGGCCGCTTAATGGCAAAAGATTATCTATTGTTTAATAGATTCGTGAGCATTCGAGCAGGAACCCTCTTGCTCGACGGGCTCGACGCGACTTTTACAATAGAAAAGAATACAGAAGCGGAGCCCAATAAATGCGAGCTCCGAGTCTATAATCTCACCGAATCAAATAGAAGAGCTCTTCAGGCTCTTAAGAATGTCGAAATTGAAATTCTAGCCGGATACAAAGGGTTAGAGAATGCTCCTATTCCTCTTAAGACAGCCGAAATATCCACAAAAGACGATCAGTTCAGAATCTTCAAAGGGGACGTCGTTCAGATCTTTAGCCAAAGGGAAGGACCGGATTGGGTAACTACCCTCAGAACAGCCGATGGGATGACGTCTAGACAAGAATCTAGGCTCAATCAGACCTGGAAAAAAGGGTTTCCTTATAAGCAAATGATTCAAGATCTGCTTAGACATGTAAAAGTTGACACGGTTGGTATAATAAAAAGGTTCGCCGGTGGAGATTTCGATTCAGAGGGGGCCGATGGGAGTATCCTAAATTCATACACAGTTATAGGTTCTGCTCACGCTGAGATAGAGAAGCATTTCAAGAAGCTTAATATTAAAGGCTTCATAGAAGACAATCAGCTGATAGCTCTAAAAAAGGGACAAACTCTCGGAACCGAGGCCGTTAGGCTCACCCCAGAAACAGGATTATTGGACAGCCCCGAACTCACCAATGATGGCCTTCTAAAATGCCGATCTTTGATTAGGCCAGAGATTAGACTTGGGCATCAGCTTAAGATAGAAAGTGCTTCATTTACAGGCACTTACAGAATAGAAAAATTGAACTATAGCGCCTCTACTTTTGCAGAAGAATGGTTCATTGATATCGAAGCTTCTCCTTTATAAATAGTTGACTTTGGCACATAACTGTGCTATAATACCCAAGATGTCTCAAAGGATTACCCCTACCCTTAGCGAGTTCACACGAGTGGCTATCGAATCGTATTTCGAGCGCCACTTTACTGCTTTGGTGTGCAAGGTAGAATCCTACAATGAGACTCTGCAAGAGGCCGATTTAAAACCAGTTTCTCTGGTTAAAGTATACAGTCCAGATGGGGAATTAATAGAAGAGGAACTCCCCGTATTGGCCAGTGTTCCAGTGGCCTTTCCTAGAGCCGGAGATTGGTTCGTTAGTTGGCCAGTTACCGCAGGCGATACGATGACCGTCATCATCTCCTCAAGAGACTTCTCGGACTGGCGAGAAAAGGGCCAGGATATCGTAGCTGAGGATGTGCGAGTCAATCCTCTAAACGCAGCCATAGCCATCCCAAATAACATATACACGAAGTCCGCAGCACTGCAAAATGTCCACGCATCCAAGATGGTAGTTGGGAAAGACACAGGCGCTCGTATTTATATAGCCGACGATCAGATCGATATCTACGAAGAGAACGCACAAGAGTTCGTAGCTCTCGGACAAAAAGCAGACGATCGGTTTACTAATATTGAGAACAAACTCAACGACCTCATCTCCAAGTACAACTCTCTGGTAGCTTCCGTTACGTCGCATACTCACGGTGGAGTTCAGGCCGGAGGTTCTACCACTTCCGCCGCCGTATCAGGAACTTCAGAATCCGCATTAGGCGCTCAAAATTCGGTGCAGGCAGCTAAGGTAAAGGCAACATAAGATGGATATCTTATTAAACAGCTTAGGCGACATCGATGTTACGAACAATGAGATTATTCTTGTCACGGAGAATGACGCTATCGCGCAGCACCTTAGCATTAGGCTTAAAACTTTTTTAGGGGAGTGGTTTCTTAATACCAATATCGGGATGCCTTATTTTGAGGAATTCCTCGTCAAGAGTCCCAATAAATTGGTACTTGATTCTAGAATCAGAGAAGCTGTTTTGGAAACCCCCGGAATTGTATCGGTCGATAGCATCGAGTACTCCCTAGATCCCGTTACGAGAGCTCTTTCAATTGCTTTCACCGCAACTCTTGATTCGGGCACTTCGTTTAATTTCACCTTTTCTGAGTTTATCATAGGCGACTAATGACTACTTACGGCGTAACCAGTGCCGGCTTCGAATCCAAGCCGCTAGAAGTAATCAAGACAGAGATCGAAGACGATCTTAAAGCCGGAATAGATCCCGGACTTAACGTTACCGCTACATCCGTAACGGGTCAAATCATTGGCGTAACCGCAGCCGCTACGTCGGAATTGTGGGAAGCCCTTCAAGCCCTCCACGCCGCCTTTGATCCAGAGCAGGCCACTGGTATTTTCCTTGACTACTTGGCCAGCCTAACCGGAACCCTTAGGCTTCCAGCCACCAAGAGCACCGTCACGGCGACAGTAAATTTGAACAATGGCACCACGCTTCCTATTGGTTCTCAAGCTTATGTGTCAGGAAACACAGCCGCTATCTTCACCACTACGGAAGAAGTGACGAATACCTCAGGTATCGCAGCCAACGTTTCTGTAGCTATGGAAGCTACGGTTACTGGCCCTGTAGTAGCCAATGCAGGAACACTCACCGTAATCCTTACACCCGTTTCTGGTTGGAACTCTATTACCAACGCAGCCGACGCTACACTGGGAACAGATCAAGAAACAGATGCGGCTTTGCGTTTGCGCAGAGAGCAGGAGCTTAGAGCTACAGGCGCGGCCTCAGTAGAAGCTATTAAATCCGACTTGGCTAGCTTGGACGGCGTGGAAGAAGTGTTCGTATTTGAGAACACTACCTTAACCACAGATGGCGCAGGGATTCCCGGTAAAGCATTTGAGTGTTTGGTCCTGGGCGGAACGGAAGCAGATATTACTACCAAAATCTTCGAATCTAAGGCAGCCGGCATTCAAGCTTATGGAACCAGTTCCGCTGTAGTCACAGATTCTATGGGTATTAATCATACCATAGGATACACCAGACCGACAGAAAAGACTTTGTTATTCAGAGTAGAGTTGACCAAAGACACAACCTACCCAGCCGATGGAGATGCTCAAGTAAGGACGGCAATTGCCGCTCAGGCAGATAGTCAATTAGGGATCGGAGACGACGTTATCATTTCCCGATATTATGACCCAGTATTCGGAGTATCGGGGGTAACGGACGTTACCGTGCTGAAAGCGTTTGATAATGCCACGTTAGCCGGGGAAAGCCTAGCCGAAACGGCATTTACAACCCACACCAAGTGGACAGGAGCCGGAGATTTCGCTTATGGATCCGGTAACTTTGTTTATACGGATTCGACAGGTGCTGGTACTTTAACACAGACTTCGGCTAACATGGCCATAGCGCCAGTAGCAAGTAGCTGGTATAAGTTTACCTACGACATCTCGGCTTCTACGGGAGATTGCGCAGCTACGATCACCACGGCTTTTGCCAGAGAAGCGACTAGTCTTACCTTAACCGCCGGCACTAATACCACATATATATTTTCAGCCGCAGCTCCCGGTAACTTTGTCATATCTGTGACATCCACAACTGGTGGTTTTACAATTGACAACGTGACGCTCAAGAAAATCACAGAGGCTTCGGGAAACTACGCTATCGGAGCTAGAGAAGTAGGTCTCGTTGACACTACCAGAATTGCGGTGATCGCAACATGAGCTTAACGATCTCGACAGAACACGTCCAGACGGCACTATCCAGACTGCTTTATCAGTTTAAGGATAAACCTACGTTCGAGGCGTTCATTACAGCTTTGATTCAGCAGCTACAAGACGCCGAAAATGCTGTGTCGGGTATGCTTTATCTTAGGCAAGTAGACACGGCTACCGGCGAGAACTTGGATATTCTAGGCCGTATCGTAGGGCAGCAACGAGAAGGCAGAGACGACGACTCGTATAGGCTTTGGATCAAGGCGAGAATCCAAATCAATAAAAGCTCTGGATTGACCGAAGAAATCTATAATGTTCTCAAATTGATTACCGGATTCTTGGATACCGGCGATTTTCAAATTGAGGAAAGAACCTACCCAGCCAGTTTCCAGCTTACAATAGTTCCTGGTGTAGGGACTATCGATATTGATTCCATATATGAAATCATCAATCTCATGCGCAGCGCTACGGTAGATTTTGCTCTGACATATCACATAACAGATCCCGGATTTAGATTTGATATAGGCTCCGGGTTCGACACTGGCCATTTGGCGGGAATATTGTAATGCCTACCAAGCCCACTAAAACCTATACTTGGGATACCAATCAGACAAATACGAGACAGCCTAGCGTTTCGTTATTGGCAGACGGTTACGCCGAAAACGATTACCCGGCATATCAAACTCTCAATTACGTATTTAATTCCCTAGGCCAGTGGGCAGGATACTTCGAGACAGCTACCGATAATATCGGCTCTATAAGCTCAACCACAGATGTATCGATTAATATCGATACGGATAATAACAGCACTACCAATAAAGTCCTCAT